TGTATCTGAACGACGTGGAAGAGGGCGGAGAGACTGAGTTTCTCTACCTCTCCAAGAGAATCAGCGCCAAGAAAGGGCGGCTGATTATTTTCCCGCCCAACTATCCGTGGGCGCATCGTGGTAATCCTCCCCTGTCGGGTACAAAATACATTATGACCGGGTGGGTGGAATTCTCTTGAGTCATGGAACCAATCACCGGCATTCTCGCGGCAGTATCTGCGGCTAATGCAGCCTTCGGGGCTGTTAAGAAACTTGTCGCCACTGGGCGCGAGATTCAAGACGTTGCCGGTCAAATTGGCAAGTGGTATGGTGCCTTCGGGGATTTCAACCGCCTAGCCACTGAGAAGGCCAACAAGAAGCCATCCATCTTCAAGCGCCTGTTGCACGACGGCAGTGTTGAGCACGATGCACAAGCAGGCGCTGGTCAAGCAAGAGTACGAACTGAAGATTCTGATCATCGCTCACTACGGTGAGAACGTGTACAACGAGATGATCATGGAGCGCATCCGACTGCGGAAGGAGCGCGAAAAGCGGGATCGTGAGCACAAACTGCGGCAGCAGGAGTTCATGCTCAACGCCAAGTACGGCGCAGCAATTGCCTTCGTGGCAGTCGCCCTGATTGGGGTGGGGTACTACTTAATCGACAAGGTACAGCAATGAGTTTCAGGAAGCCGCCGGAAGGTGCAAGCCGTTCAGAGAGGGAAGCCCATGTCAAGGCTCTTGCTGCGGTTTCTATTAGCCTGCTTGCTCTACTCCTTGCTGTTACAAATTACTTTGCCGGAAGGAACTCCTCTGCGGTTCTCAATGGAACCATAGAGTCGAACAACCTGTGGGCGTGGTATCAGGCCAAGAATGTCCGGGCGACCATCTACGAGGTCACCAACAACGAGCAGAAGGCCACCAAGCAACGCGCCGACATGGACGAGATCATGGAGAAAGCCCGTGCGGCTGAAGCCAAGCGGGACGCTGCCAAGGCCAAGTCTTCGTACTATTCCTACTCCGGCATGGCGCTGCAACTGGCCATCGTCCTGTCCTCTGCCGCCATCCTGGCCGTTACCCTGAGCCTGTTCTACGCTTCTATCGGCGTGGGAGCAGTTGGGGTGCTTCTGTTTTTCTTTGCTCTAGGAGCCTGAGATGCTGTCGCTTCTTTCCACCCTCGGGGGCTTGCTGCTCTCGGGCCTGCCCAAATTGCTTGAATACTTCCAGAACAAGGCAGACCAAGCCCATGAGTTGCGCCTAGCCCAGGTTCAGACCGAGCGCGAACTTCAACTGGCCGCAGCAGGCTTTGCCGCCCAGGCCCGGATGGAAGAGATTCGCACCGAGCAGGTAGCGATGGAGACTGACGCTCGGATGACCGAGGCGGCTCTGGCGCACGACCAGAAGATTATGGACAAGGCTTCCCGGTGGGTGGTTAACTACACCGGTACCGTCCGGCCCACGGTTACCTATATCTTTGTTTTTGAGTTGGTGGCCATTAATGCATTCATGGCATGGTATCTCTGGAACCATCCCAATCTGATTCAAAGCATGGATGACATCATCCAATATTCCGATCTGATTTTTTCGGCCGATGAAATGGCCATTCTTGGGGGAATTTTGGGCTACTGGTTCGGTTCTAGAACTTGGAGTAAGAAGTGAAACTGAGCAAGGCGGGCGAAGACCTCATGCACAAGTATGAGGGGTTTAGGAGTAAACCCTACCTTTGCCCTGCCTACATCTGGACGATTGGCTATGGCCACGTCTTGTACCAAGAGCAGATCAGGCTCCCGGTTATCCGCAAGGAAGGGTATACCGGGATGCTCCGCTCTGAGTTCCCGCTGAAGCCGGAGGACAACCGTGTCTGGACTAAGACGGAGATCGACGAACTATTCCGTGATGATGTCGGGACTTTTGAACGTGGTGTTCTTCGACTTGTTCCCGGCGTATCTGGCCGTCAAGGCTCTTTTGACGCTCTGGTCAGTTTTGCCTTTAATGCAGGGCTAGGCAATCTTCAGCGCAGTCAGATCAGGATCAGGGCTAACCGGGATGACTGGGAGGGAGCGGCAGACGCTTTCCGCCAGTGGACCAAAGGTGGTGGCAAAGTCCTGCCGGGTCTGGTTAAACGCAGGGAAGCCGAGATTGCCCTTTTCCTGTCTTGACGGGAGAATACCGATATGCCGCTGAAGAAACTCACACTCAAGCCCGGTGTAAACAAAGAGAACACCCGCTATACCAACGAGAACGGTTGGTACGAGTGCGACAAGGTCCGCTTCCGTCAAGGCACGCCCGAGAAGATTGGCGGGTGGCAGCGCATTTCTTCGTCCACCTTCCTTGGTGTCTGCCGTTCCCTTTGGAACTGGGTGACTCTTGGCAGTCTGAACCTTGTCGGAGTCGGCACCAATCTGAAGTTCTACATCGAGCAGGGCGGCTTTTACAACGACATCACCCCCATCCGCTCGACGGTCACGATCAACAACAACCCGTTTGCACTGACCGCCTCAACCACGGTGACGGTGACAGACACGGGGCACGGCTGCGTCACGGGCGACTTCGTTACCTTCAGCGGTGCTGTTGATATTGGCGGTGTTGGAACGAACGTAACGGCTGCGGTCTTGAACCAAGAGTTTCAAGTCACCGTTATTGACGCCAACACCTACACCATCACGATCTCTGTGGTGCCTAACGCCACAGCCATCGCCGGTTCTCCGGGTGGTGGCGCTGCGGTTGTCGCGGCCTATCAGTTAAACACAGGATCGGCAACTGCCATTCCTCTGACGGGATGGGGCGCGGGTGGTTGGGGCTCTGGCGCTTGGGGTGTTGGCGGCACATCCAACACATCGTTGCAGTTGTGGAGCCAGAAGAACTGGGGCGAGGATTTGATCTTTGGTCCCCGTGGTGGCGGCATGTACTACTGGGATGCCACCGCAGGAGTTGGTGCGCGTGGAGTTGATCTCAGCACCGAGTCCGGGGCCAACGGCGTACCGACCAAGCAGAACTTGGTCTTTGTGTCGGACATCAACCGGTTTGTCTTTGCTTTTGGATGCAACGAGATTGGCTCATCCGTCCTGGACCCGATGCTGATTCGGTGGTCTGATCAAGAGAGCGCGGTTGACTGGACTCCTTCGGCAACTAATCAGGCGGGCAGTCTCCGTCTTTCTGACGGCAGCGAGATCATCGCAGCCATCCAGGCCCGTCAGGAAATCGTGGTGTTTACAGACTCCGCCGTTTACTCCTTGCAGTATCTTGGAGCGCCGGATGTCTGGGGTGCTCAGACCCTGGGCAGCAACATCTCCATCCTCAGCCCCAACGCACTTGCCATTGGTTCCGGTGTGATCTATTGGATGGGCGTGGACAAGTTCTACGCCTACGACGGTCGCGTGCAAACGCTGCCCTGCGATCTGCGCCGGTATATCTTTGGTGACTTCAACCAAGCGCAGGCTGCTCAGGTGTTTGCCGGGACCAACGAGGGTTTCAATGAGGTCTGGTGGTTCTACTGCTCGGCCAACTCAACGACCGTGGACCGGTACGTTGTTTACAACTACATCGAGAAGATTTGGTACTACGGCACGATGGCCAGGACGGCTTGGCTTGACTCAGGATTGAGGGACTACCCGTTAGCCGCCACCTACATAAATAACAACTCGGGCAACCTTGTGAACCACGAGCAGGGCGTGGACGACAACGCCACGGGAACCCCTGTGGCCATCAACGCCTACATCGAGTCTGCCGAGTTCGACATCGAGGACGGGCAGAACTTTGGCTTCATCTGGCGCATGTTGCCCGACGTGACGTTTGTAGGCTCGACGGCCAACAACCCATCGCTGACCATGACGCTGATCCCCATGAAGGGGGCAGGCTCTGGGTTTAACAGCCCTCAGTCCTTGGGTGGATCGAGCAGTGCAGCGGTCACGCGGTCGGCCACGGTGCCCATTGAGCAGTTCACCAACATCGTTTACATCCGGGTGCGCGGGCGTCAGTTGATTATGAAGGCTGAGTCCACCGCGCTTGGCGTGGCTTGGCAGTTGGGTTCTCCCCGTATCGACGTTCGGATGGATGGCCGCAGATGACACTGCTTGTCGAAAATGTCACCGTACCTGCGCCGCCCAATCTTCCCCTGGCACCGGGGGATTACGACTCTCGGTATCAGGAGCAGTTCAACAACGTCCTGCGCCTGTACTTCAACCGTTTAGACGCAATACTGAGGGGTCTCGTGACTACAACCCTGCCCATCCCGGTCTCTATTGGCGGCACCAACGTCGATGCCTTTGGGCGGATGCGGGTCAGCAACCCGCTGACCTTGTTTGACTCATCCCACCGCTACGCGGACAACAACCTGTGGGTCAATAGC